ATTTTTATCAATACTTGTCTACATTCTAGATTCATCCAATTGTCTAATAAATGTCCAACGGTGCTCTCTGCTGTAAGCAAATAAATTGGTTTTCTTAATCTTCTTCCATCTGTGTAAAACTTGTCTGGATAGACTAATCTGGTGATTGTTTCAATTGTTTGTCTATAATGATAAAACTTCTTTCTTTGATTGCAATATTTAAAATTTCTTGAAAAGAAAGTTACTTTTTCAAAATCTGTTGTGATGATTGAGTCATCTCTAACAATTAATTTAAAATCTTTATAAACTTTTTTTAATAATTTCAAAAATTTTCTGATCTACTTCTCTGCCGTTTGAATAAAAAGCAAATAAATTATCATCTCCACCAACTTTAAAGGCTAGCTTGTGATTGTTTTTGATCTTTTCTTTGTTTAAAAATTCTTTAATTCTTTCTCTTGCAATGTTTGCAATTGTTTGATTGATGTCATTATTCTCAGCATAGGTATCATAACCTCCTGATGTCATTATATCTTGTGCTTGAAAAGCATAACCATTATTCATAATCAATTTTGGGTTGATTGAATCATCATAAAATTTGTTCATTAAATTGAACCATTTTTCTTCTAAACCTGCATCTTGTAATCTGCAATGTTTAATTGTTTTTAAAATTTCTTGTTTTCTAATTTCTCTTAATTTTGAAGGTAAATTTTTATCCCATCCGCTAATATCGGAAGAAATAAAACAAATTTGCTTGTTTTTAATTTTTTCTAAAATCTTCTTTTCGTCAATTATTCCTAATTGATAAAAAATATCTTTTATGAATTTATCGGCTCCATTATTGAACCAACTTTTTCCAAAACAATTATTGGAATTTCTACTTCTTGAATAAATTTTTCTAATTTTGTTTAAAGGTTGAGTAAACTTTGCAGCAATTGTAAAATAACTTGCTGAAGGGTACAATGTAATTCTTGTTGCATCTTCTTTGTGTCTAAGCATTAACTTTCCTCTTCCTCCTGTTAACCAAAAATGGTCTTCAAAAGCTTCATAATCTTGAAAGGTATTTCTCCATAAATTTTTTGCATCATAAATAAAAGCATCAAAAGCTTGTTCTTTGGTTTTAAATCTTTTTGTATATGGCCATCCAGGTGATGACTGTAAATTAAATTTGATTTCTTTGAAATTGAGTGGTTTACTCAATGAATTTCTAAGTTCATCTAAATTATCTTGTGAAAATAATCCAATTGAAAATAGGACTTTTTTCATTTCTTTTTTAAAATCATTTAACAATTTTTGTTCAAAACTATAGGGATTCTTGTCCATTTGTTTCAAATACTTTAATTTTAATAAGGGGGTTGGATTAACTCTCTTATAATTACTAATTTCTTTAATCATTTCACTTGAACCAAAAGTTTGCACTAAAATAAGGGCATTATGGTTTCTTGGGTACTTTGAAGGTACTACAAATCTAACTTGTTCAAATTTTTTAAGAAACTTCATTGTTTTAAGATTTTTAATAAAATCTTCAATCTGTTCTTCATAAAATTTTT